ACCGCGATAACTTGAATTATTAAACCAACATTTAACACAGTACTTGCGATGGATAATGAATTTGATTCTTCTATTGATGCGTCATTTACTTCATTTTTCTCGACGGAATTGAGACCAATTTTGACACCTAATTCAGAGAATCTTACAAGTAAGTAAATACCCACGGCAGTTAAAATAAAACTGCTAATTATCTTGAATGTAGTTGAGCCGAATGTACTTGTATTACTATTATCAGTTGGTCCTTCTTGAAATGCTTTCCGTAAAAGAGATAATAGCGTAATACCTCCAAAACCAATAAATCCATATCCAATATAACTCAAAATATTATCGTGTTTTGATGCACTAATAATTCTATTACCAAGTTGATAACTCGTAATAGATAGTGTCAATCCAATACCTAATAACAAGATGACCCCACCAATTATGAATGAGAGATATATTGGCTCAATCTGTTTTGACGCATTTGGTTCTGGAGCTGGAAAAAACTGGTCTTTACCACTGGAGTCTCTCCAGCCCAAATAAGAATAAATATTACCGGAATACAACCATAATGCAAATAATATACTGGTTATCAACAATATAAATGGTTCAAGATGCTTCGTGAAAATGTCCCATGTAAAAAATCCGACGAGAACGATAACAGATATAACAATCAATGGTAATAAATCTATTAACTTTGTAACGGATGAAGTTGAACCATCCATTTATAATTCTAACAACCAGACCCAGTTATAATTATAAGATATAATAATGCGAATATCACTACGCTTGTTGTTGGCGATTCAATATTCATTCACCTAACACATCATAAAAACGACATTGCTGTCTTTTTCCCGTGGCAATCCCTGCACAAAGCCACTAAATTATCTACATGGTTGGAACCGCCATGTTCTAAAGCTATCACGTGGTCGACCTCAAACCAAGCGGGTAGTTGACGCTGGCAGTCACCGCATTTCCATCCTTGTTGCGCGGCGACATACTTCTTCTTGGTTTCACTAACACTGCGTTTGCTAGACCCCTTGCCGGAGTTGAGGACTCGTCTCTCGGCGGCACTCATACTTCCGCCGGGGGGTCCGCCGGGGGTTCCGCCCCCCAGCGACGGAGTTGTCCCCATCGCGCTACTCATCGCACGGCCAATCGCACTGCTACTCGCTCTGCTCGTTTGACCCCCAATCGCGCCGCCGTCGTGGGGGGGAGACCCCCTCGTCATATCAAAAAACGGCGTTATCATATCCGCTGTCCCCTTGCTTATCGGCATATACTTGATAATATCATTGGCGTGATAGAACAACTGCCTAGAGTTTTCAGGATTGCGGCGCAAAAACAGAAACAGCGAGAGACCGATGAATCCAAACGTCGCCATCTTAATCCACTTCTGATTGCTTTGAAATAATTTTAGTAGTTGTCCATCGTAATAGGTATTCGCAATAAGAACAGCTGTAATAATAAACACAATGTATTCGGTTTTTATCATTTATAATCTCTCGACGAATGGTTATATATAACATCGATTATATCCCGGTATTCACCGGCCTCACCGATTATGATAATAATACGCCGCATACCCCAGTCCCGCCAGCAATAATAAATACACCAGCTTCTCTCGATACTTCAATTCCTCCATGATTTGTATCGGTTTGGGGCGATAATGCAGATAATATCTCTCGAGTGCCTCATGCAAAGGCATTTCATCCTTCATCAGAATGACATTATACCGATTATGAATGAAATGGACCCATCGGATAAACGCGTCGCGACTATCCAAATAAGGTGTCACCGGATATTTATCGAGCATTCGGTCGAACTCTGCCGACATTTCTGGGTCAGGAATGAGCATCGAGAAATTCTGGATGAAATCGTAGTATTTTTTACGGGTGACGTCATTGACATGGTCTGGATAATTTACTGCAGTCGTCATCAATACGAACCAGTAATGTGGACCCCATATTTTTGCATCCAGTTTTAGCATTGCTTACTACAATGAAATGACATAAAAACAATCACAGAATTACGATAATTGAATGGACCAAAATACACACGTGGCGCAGGATGGTAGTGAAGAAATGCATCTTCCTGTCGCGCAAACTCATACAAAAAAGATAAACAACCCTAAATCTGCGTTGTCGTATTCAGAAATAATTCAGTTGAGACAGCAGCAAAACAAACATGGCGGCGGGGGCAGCGGCGGGGGCAGCGGCGGCGGCGGAGACAATCCCA